TTGAAGGGGGTACTTACTCATGACAACCATTTTAACTAAAAAGAAAGACTCATCAGGAGTACCAGCTACCGCTGATATCACTAGTGCTGTTGGAGGAGCAGAGTTAGCAGTTAATACTGCTGACAAAAGATTGTATACAAAGAATAGTAGTAACGATATTGTAGAAGTAGGTACAAACCCAGCATCATTAAACTTAAATGCAGATTTAACAAACACATCAGGTAACTTAGTAGTAGATCCTGCTACTAAAATATTTGAAATAAAAGGCGGTGGTTCTACTGACGGAACAGTTCAACTTAATTGTAGAAGTAACTCACATGGTCAAAAAATAATGTCTCAGCCTCATAGTGAGGGAGTTACTAATGAAATGTTGATGCCTAAAGGAGCTAATTCTACACTAGTATCTGAGGTAGGTACAGCTACGCTAACAAACAAAACTTTTGATGTTGTTAATGATGCAGATGGTAATTTAAGAGATATACCTGTAAGTCAAAACATATCAGGTAATTATACATTAGCCATAGGAGATGCAGGTAATCAAATAAATGTTAATGCTTCTAATGCAATTATAACTGTACCTACAGGAGTATTTGCAGTAGGTGATATTGTATCAGTTATATCAGTAAATGGATGTACAGCATCATTAGCTTGTACTGCTGTTAATGCAGTCAAGGCAGGAGATTTAGCAGCAACTGCTTTGCATACCTTAGATGCAAATGGAGTTGCTAGTATCATGTTTAGTTATTCAGCAGACTTAGCTGTACTTACTGGGAATATTTCATAATGACTGGAATACATCAATTATTATTTTCTAATTTTTCTGTTGCCTCTGTAGGTGGAGTTGTAGTTATTGAAAGTTTTTTAGGTAATACTGTTTGGACTTGCCCTACTGGCGTTACAAGTGTTGATTATCTTGTAGTTGCAGGAGGTGGTGGAGGCGGTACTGGAGTAAATCAAAATGGTGGTGGAGCAGGTGCTGGAGGATTTAGAACAGGCACTTCATTAGCTGTTACCGCAGGAACAGAATATACAATTACTGTAGGTGCAGGTGCTACTGCTTTAGATGTTACTAGTAATACTTCAGGTTTTGATGGTAATGATTCAGTATTTTCTACCATAACCTCAACAGCAGGTGGAGGCGGTGGTGCTGGTGGTGGAAACGGTCGTAACGGAGGCTCTGGAGGTGGTGGAGGCGGTAACGGCTCTAATGGCTCTGGTAACACCCCTAATCTTTCATCAGATGGTGGTAATGGAGCGCCTGCTGTTGCTTTTCAAGGTAAAAACGGAGGGTCTTCTGCTGTTACAAATGCCGCAGGTGGAGGCGGTGGTGCTAGTGCTGTAGGAGGAGATGCTACATCATCTCCTTTTGCCGCAGGAAGTGGAGGTAACGGTCAAGCATCTACCATAACTGGTGCATCTGTAACATACGCAGGTGGTGGTGGTGGTGCAGGAGATAACATTAATGCATCTGGTGGCTCTGGTGGCGGAGGCAGTGGAACACAAGGTAGTAATGGTACAGGGGGTTCGGCAGGCACAGCTAACACTGGTGGAGGCGGTGGTGGAGGTGGCGGTGGTAGTGGAACTTTTAAGGATGGAAAAGCAGGTGGTTCAGGAATTGTAGTTATCAAATACACAGTACCTACAAGTTCACCACTAATATTTAGAGGCACAACAAAATGGAAATGCCCCGTTGGAGTATCTTCTGTAGATTACTTAGTAGTTGCAGGAGGTGGTTCAGGGGGAGGAACACCATCTAACGGTGGCGGTGGTGGAGGTGGTGCTGGAGGTTTTAGAACTGGTACATCTTTATCAGTTACTTCTGGTACAGAATACACAATTACAGTAGGTGGAGGCGGTACAGGAACTGGTGGTGGTTCTTATGGTGGTGATGGAAATAACTCTGTGTTTTCAACAATTACTTCTACTGGAGGTGGTGCAGGAGGTTATGGAATTGGAGGAACCGCAGGAGCAAATGGGAAAAACGGAGGGTCTGGTGGAGGGGCATCTAACGGAAGAGTAGGTGGTAGTGGAAATACGCCTTCAACTACTCCATCTCAAGGCAATGATGGAGGAGATGCTAATAGTGGGCAAAATGGTGGAGGCGGTGGAGGTGGTTCTACTAGTGCGGGTTCTGATGCTTCAGGTACAAATTCAGGTGGAAACGGAGGTAACGGAACAGCATCTTCAATAACTGGTTCATCTGTTGTTTATTCAGCAGGTGGAGGGGGCGGTGCGTTTGGAGCTGATTCAGCAGGAACAGGTGGAAGTTCCTCTGTGGGCGGAGATGGTTCTGTAACTGGAAATGGTAGTAATGGAACGTCCTTTACTGGTTCTGGTGGAGGTGGTGCTGGAAAAGGCGGATCAGGAACAAATGGTGGAAATGGAGCTGATGGAATTGTTGTAATAACTATGAACGCATAGGAGTATAAATGGAAATAAAACCAAAAGATAAAATTTATAGACTTACTGGAATTGATAGTGCTATGGAGTTACTAAGACCTGGTGCTAAGTGGGAAATAAGTAATTCTACATTTACTAGATGGGAAGACGATAGACCATGCCCTTCTATGCAAGAAGTTAAAGATGCACAACGTAAAGCACAAGAGTTTGAAGATTCTATAAATACTATTTGGACAAAAGACCAAGAAAATAAAATACTAGAAATGCAAGGAAAGATTGCTGGTGCATTAAATTGATTATTGAATTACACATAGGAGCATAAAAGATGGCACACTTTGCAGAGTTAAATAGTGCAAACGAGGTATTAAGAGTTACTGTAGTAGAAAACAAAGATACTGCTGATGTTAACGGTGTTGAAAAAGAATACATTGGTCAAGCACACCTTGAGAAAGTATTAGGTGGAACATGGAAACAAACTTCTTACAACGGAAACACGAGAGGTAACTATGCAGGTAAAGGTTATACTTACTTTGTAGATCAAGACTTATTTATGCCTCCTAAACCATATAACAGTTGGTCTATGTCTACTGCCGATGCTACATGGATAGCACCATCTGCTATGCCTACTGATGGCGGTATATATAACTGGGATGAAGATAATCAGACATGGATTGATATAAGTGGTTCTAGTGCAGGAGGTGTTTAAACGATGAAGACAGAAGAGTTACTAAACGAACTAGATATACGACTAACTTCACATGAAGCTGTGTGTGCAGAAAGATGGGCTGAGACACTTTCTAAAATCAAAAGACTAGAAACTATATTAATTGGTTGTTTTGGTTCTATTGTATTAATACTTATTACTATTATTTTAAAACTAAGCTAAGGAGAAGTCTATGTACGGCATGATGAAAGGCAAGAAAAAACCAATGAAAAACGGCATGAATAAAAGTTATGGTGGTAAGAAGATGATGGCTAAAAAGCCAATGAAAAAACCAGCTAAGAGGAAAGCATAATGGCTAAGGGAGTAGCTCACTATTTTAGAGATGGAAAAGAATATAAAGGCAAAATGCACAAAATGAGTGATGGTACATTACATTCTGGTGCAACACATAACAAGTCTAGTAAAAAACTTTTTCATCTTAAAGAACTTTCTAAAACAGCACAAAAAAGGGCTAAAAGTGGCAGCAAAAAAGTCTAAGAAGTCTCCTACACCTACTAACAAGGCTCTGTATAACAGAGTCAAAGCAGAAGCTAAACGTAAGTTTGATGTATATCCTAGTGCTTATGCTAATGGTTGGTTAGTAAGGGAGTATAAAAAAAGAGGTGGAGGTTACGCATAAATGGGTTTAGTTATGTTTTTTATAATTGTTGTTATACCTGTAGGAGTTGCTTACTATGTCACTAAAAGAATGGTTTGGTAAAGGAAAGAAAGGTGACTGGGTAGATATAGGAGCGCCTAAGAAGAAAGGTAAGTTTCAGGCTTGTGGTCGTAAGTCTACTAAAGATAGTAAGAGAGCTTATCCTAAATGTGTACCTAGGTCTAAAGCTAAGAGTATGACAGAAGCACAAAGAAAGTCTGCTGTAAGAAGAAAGAGAGCAGCAGGTAATACAGGTGGTAAACCTACCAATGTAAGAACATTTGCAAGGAAGAAAAATGGTTCAAAAAAAGTATCAAAATCCTAAAGGTGGTCTTAATGAAGCTGGTAGAAAGTATTTTAAAAGAACTACAGGTGCTAACTTAAAACCACCAGTATCAAGAAAGAAAGCAAAGAAGTCACCCAAGGCAGCATCTAGGCGTAAGAGTTTCTGTGCTAGGATGCAAGGAATGAAAAAGAAAAGAACAGGTAGTAAAACTGCTAATGATCCTAATAGTAGGATTAATAAAGCATTAAGAAAATGGGATTGCTAAATGGCACTTACAACTACATATTTAGATTTAGTAAATGATGTACTGGTTAGGCTCAGAGAAGCCCAAGTAACCAGTGTGTCTCAGAATGGGTATTCTTCTTTGATAGGTGCTTTAGTTAATGACGCTAAAAGAGAAACAGAAGACGCATGGAACTGGGATGTACTAAGAAGTACAGTATCGTTTACGACACAACAAGGCACATTTAACTACAACTTAGATGGTGCTAGAAACAAGTTTAGAATCATCTCTGCACACAATGATACAGAAGATGTATTTTTACGTTATCAAACATCAACATACTTTATACAAAGTTTGTTGTTAACTGACACACCTACACAGGGTGCGCCATTATACTATAATCCTAATGGTGTAGACCCTGATAGAGATGGACAAATAGATTTATACCCTATTCCTGATGGTGATTATATAATAAGGTTTGACTTAGTTATACCTGAAGAAGAACTAACAAATGATACAGATACTACTGCTATACAGAAAAATATAATTACATCTTTAGCATGGGCTAAAGCAATAGAAGAACGTGGTGAAGACGGAGGTATCAGTGTATCAAGTCAGTATGCAGTAGCTAAACAGGCTTTAGGAGATGCTATAGCTATAGAAGCTGCAAGAAGACCTGATGAAGAAACAGTGTGGTATCCTTCATAATGCCTAACAAACCTATACAACCAGTAGCAATAACATCACCAGGCTTCTTTGGTATTAACACACAAGACTCTGGTGTAACTCTTGACTTGTCATTTACATTAGAAGCAGACAATGCTGTGATTGATAAGTCTGGTAGAATGGCTGCTAGAAGAGGTTGGGAGTATCAGACAACTGCTGGTGGTACATCAACACTACCAGAGTGTATGGTAGAGTTTGATAATTATACAGCTACAGGATCACATACTATTATTAGTGGTGGTGATGAAAAGTTGTATAGAGGTGAAGGCACTATGTCTGCTATGCCTGTATATGCAACTGATGGTAGTGCTACTCTTACATATACTATAACAGATAACAACTGGCAGTTTAAACAAGCAGAATATGAAAGTGGTCTTAATTTTAGTCCACACATGTATGCAGTACAGAAAGGACATCCTACTTTAGTATACCATAAGTTACCTACAGGTGGTGGAGGTAGTCATTCTCATACAGGAGACTTTGGGTTTCAAAGATTAGTAGATGTAGGTAGTGTTCCTTCTGGTTATAGTGCAACTACTTTTACACCAAACGTAGCATTATCAGCTTTTGGTAGAATGTGGATGGCTAATATAGTAAATGATCCATTAACAATATATCATAGTAGATTATTAGAAGGATCAGAATTTACTGGTTCAGGTTCAGGACAGTTAAACCTAGAGAAAGTTGTACCTGGTGGTGACAAGATAACAGCACTAGCTGCACATAATAACTTTCTAGTAATATTCTGTGAACATCACATTGTATTATATCAAAATGCAGATGATATAAGTAATATATCATTAAATGATGTGATAGTAGGTACAGGTTGTATTGCAAGAGACTCTGTACAAGTTATAGGTACTGATTTAGTATTTCTATCTGATAGTGGTCTAAGAAGTCTAGGTAGAACCATACAAGAGAAGTCAGCACCACTAAGAGACTTGTCAAAGAATGTAAGAGATAACTTTCTTTCTCTTGTAGCAGTAGAGAGCAAAGATGAGATAAGAAGTGTATACTATGAGAAAGAAGCATTTTATTTACTAACTTTACCAGCTTCAGGTTTTACATTTTGTTTTGATGTAAGAGCAACACTACCTGATGGTTCATACAGAGTAACTAGATGGGATAGTATAGACCCATCATCATTAGCGGTAACAAATGACAACAGGTTACTGTTAGGACAACCTAATGGTATAGCAGAGTATAAAAACTTTACTGATGGTGGTTCTAGTTATGTATTTAGTTATTTATCACCATATTTAGACTTTGGTAATCCTGCTGTAACTAAGATACCTAAAAAGATTAATGTAACAGTCATAGGTGCTATTAATACTACATTAGCTTTAAAATGGGCTTTTGATTATGAAAACAGTTTTAATAATGCTGATATACAAACAAAACAAGGAAACATTGCTGAGTATGGTACAGCAGAATACAATGTAGCAGAATATTCAGCTTCTGTATTTATTGACAAACTTAGTACACAATTATCAGGAAATGGTACTATTTTACAAGTAGGAGTAA